AGAAATAGCCCGCCGATCGGCGGGCAGGGGGTGCTTATATGCGAGCGTTTATCTATTGCCGATTTTCCAGCCATAAGCAGCAAGAGCTTAGCATAGAGGGCCAGCGGGATATTTGCCAGGAATACGCCGACAAACACAATATAACCGTAGTCGGCCAGTACGCAGACCGGGCGCGCAGCGGCAAGACGGAAAACCGCGCCGACTTCCGGCGGCTTATGCGTGACGCGGCCACGGGCGTGGTTGATTGCGTTCTTGTGTGGCGGTATGACCGCTTCTTCCGCAACCGTGCCGAAAGTGCCCTGTATCGCAAGCAGCTGGAAGCCGCCGGGGTGCATTTAATCAGCGTTACCGAATACATACCGGAAGGCAGTGCCGGCATAATCACGCAAGGCATGATTGAAACTGTTGCCGAATATTTCAGCGCGAAGCTGTCCGAAGATGTCAGCCGGGGCATGAATAAGGCCGCCCAGCATTGCCAGATCGTCGGGCGCGCGCCGCTTGGCTATCGGGCAGGCCCGAACAAGCGCTGGCAAATAGACCCCGTGGGGGCTGAATTGGTGCGCCGGATTTTTGAATGGTACGCCAGCGGCAAGGCCATGGGCCAGCTTGCCGCCCAGCTGAATGAAGAAGGCCACCGCACAACAAACGGCACGCTTTACACCCGCAGCAGCTTCAATTCCATTTTGCGCAACGAAAAATATATCGGTGTGTACAGCTACGGCGGGGAAGTGCGAATAGAAGGCGGCTGCCCGCGTATTATTGAAGATGAATTATTTTTTACCGTGCAGCGGCGGCTTTCCACGAACAGGCACCGGCCCGGCGCTTACAAGGCCGAAGTGCCGTACCTGTTAAGCGGGAAGCTGTTCTGCGGCCTGTGCGGTGCGCCCATGACGGGCACGGCAGGCACCAGCCACACAGGGGCGCGGCATTATTACTACATTTGCAATAATCGCCGGGCGAAAACCTGCAAAAAGAAGAATGTGCGCCTTGATTTGATAGAGGAAGCCGTGCTGCAGTCTGCGCTTGATATTCTCACCGATGAAAATATAGCCTATATTTCCACCGAAGTGGAAAGACGGTGCGCCGAAAACAGCGACAGTGCCGCACTTCTCGCCAGCTTAAACGCCCAGCTGGAAGAAGTGCAGCGCCGACTAAAAAATATAGGCAATGCCATTGCACAGGGAATTATAACAGAAACCACGAAGGAATTACTGGAAGAAGCCGAAGCAGACCGCACGGCCCTGCGCCAGCAAATAGACCGCGCGAAGGTGCAGGCCGCGCTTGTCGTCAAGGCCGAAGCCGTGGCCTGCTGGCTTGACGGGTTCCGCCGGGGTGATAGGACGGATCCAGACTTCCGCCGCCAGGTGTTCGGGGCGCTGGTTCATTCCGTCTTTGTGTATGACGATTACCTGAAGATTATTTTTAATGTGGACAGTGCCGGGGCCGCCGTTGTTCCTTATGAAGCCGCCCGGGCCGCCACGCCCTCGGAAACCCCGCCGGGTTCGTATTTGGACACGTTAGGGGCACCAAAAAAAGCCTTACGGAAACGTAAGGCTTTTTTCATAATGATTGCCGCTTTGTGTGAGTGCTTTCATTTGCCGCTGACTTCAACCCAAGTCAGCGGCTCTTTTTGTTTTGTAGGGGTGTAGGGGAGAAATTCATCCCTCCCGGGGATGCAACAACAGCCGCAAACGGCTCGGGAGGGTCATTCTTGTTGCCATGCACCGCGGCAATATGCTATACTAAAGAAAAAACAGAAGGGGAGGCACTGCGGATGACCCGCATTGCAATCGTAGAGGATGAGGCCGCCGTCCGGGAGCAGCTGGCGGGGTATGTGCAGCGCTACACGCGGCAGTATGGCATCCAGTTTGAGGTGACAATGTTCACCGACGGCGTCGAAATCCTTGAGGACTACCGCCCGGTCTACGATATAATTTTTCTTGACGTAGAGATGCAGCATCTGGACGGCATGGAAACTGCCCGCCGTATCCGCGAGCTGGACAGCGATGTGCTGCTGATTTTTATTACGAACATGGCGCAGTATGCCATCAAGGGGTACGCCGTCGGTGCGTTGGATTACGTGCTCAAGCCTGTGCCGTACTTTGCGTTCTCGCAGCAGCTGCAAAAGGCTGTGAACCAGCTGGCCAAGCGGACGCGGCATTATCTGGCTGTGTCGGTGGACGGCGGCATGCGCCGATTGGACGCTGCTACGATTTATTATATCGAGAGTGAGGGTCACCGCGTCCATTTTTACACCGAGGACGGCGACTTCTCCGCACCCGGCGCACTGAAGGCGCTGGAGGAAAAGCTGACGGGCCGTCTGTTTGCGCGGTGCAACAGCGGCTATCTTGTGAATCTCGCGCAGGTGTCGGGCGTGCAGCAGAACACGGTGCAGGTCGGCCCGCATGAGCTGCAGATCAGCCGCCCCAAGCGCAGGGCGTTTCTGGCCGCGCTGGCGGACTACATCGGGGGTGAGGGCGCATGATGACGCTGCCGGACATCCCGCGGTTGTACACGGCGCTGGCAGAGGTTCTTGCCGTGCTGGTCTACGCGCAGGCCGCGCCGCCCCGCGCTGCAAAGCCTGTGACCTATGCTGCCACGGCGGGGTGGGCCGCGGTGCTGGGCGTGTTTTTGCAGCTTACCGGCAGTGTGCCGCTGGCGTGGTGGCTGCCCTGCATGGTCGCGGCCATCGCGTGGCTGTACCTGTATCTGTGGGGCACGCGGGAAATGAATTTACTGGAAGCCGGCTACAGCTGCGCCCGCGCGTTCATTCTGGCGGAGCTGGCCGCCAGCGTGGAGTGGCAGCTCCACTGCGTACTCTGGCCGCAGCAGCGGGCTACAGCACCGCTTTCGGTACTGTTGCTGGCGGCGGTCTACACGGCAGTCTACGGCTTTTTGTATTGGTTTGAGCGCCGCCACGCTGCGCCCACGCGGCTGACCATCACCCCGGCGGCGGCGCTGATGGCTGTCGTCATGGCGGTCACGGCGTTTGCGGTCAGCAATCTGAGCTTTATCTCCGACAACGGTGTCACGATGAGCGTGATGAGCATTTTCTACATCCGCACGCTGGTGGATATGGCGGGCGTGCTGATCCTGACGGTTCAGCACGAGCAGCTGCGCGAGGCCGCACTGCACAGCGAGCTGACGGCCATGGACAACGTCCTGCACCGCCAGTATGAGCAGTACAGGCAGAGCAAGGAGAACATCCGCCTTATTAACCGCCGCTATCATGAGCTGAAAATGCAGATCGCGGCCATCCGTGCCGAGCGCGACCAGGCCAAGCAGGACGCCGCGCTGGCCGAAATGGAGAGCGGCATCCGTCAGTACGAGGCCGAGAACAAGACCGGCAACCCTGTGCTGGACACGCTGCTGACGGCGAAAACGCTCTACTGCCAGCAGCACGGCATCAATCTGACCTGTGTGGCGGACGGTACGCTGCTGCACTTTCTGACGACAGGGGAGATCTGCACGATCGTGGGCACGGTGCTGGACAACGCCACCGAGAGTGTGCTGACCGAGCCGGACCCCGAGAAGCGGTTGATCCGGGCCGCCATCTACGCGCAGAACGGCTTTGTGATGCTGCGGTTTGAGAACTACTGCGCTGACCCCGTGGAGCTTGGCCCCGACGGCCTGCCCGCCCGCAGCAGCCACGGCGGCTACGATTTGAAGAGCGTCCGCGCTGCCGCCGAGGCCCACGGCGGCACGCTGACCCTGCACTGGGAGAATGAGTGGTTCACGGTGCGGATTTTGCTGCCGCAGAAGTAGTAAGGATCGCGGCAGCGGAAACTACCCGCGGGCGGATATGGAATCCGCCCCTACAATGTAGGAATCGATGCTCGTCATCGACCCGGGAGCCTTGCGGCGGCTGCCATGCTCACCCCTGTAGCGGCGTCAACCTTCCCCCACAGGGGAAGGCTTTTTTACTATGTAGCAATTTGCACAAAGAAGGCGCGGTTGTACTTGTACAAAATCACAACAAAATTTGACTGGTCAAGCGGCAAAACTGCAAAGTATGCTTCAAAAACGGCAGCTTGTGCGAAAAATACGCCTATCGTGCCGCAATCTGCTACAATAGAATCGACGCAAAACATGGGCCCGCTTTTGACAGGTGTATACTGTTTAAAGAGGAGAAAAACAAATGACAAAGCAACCCAAAGTCCGCAAGCCACACCCCGTACTGCACGGGATCGGTCTGGGGCTGTCCGTGATCCTGTTGGTCGCGGTACTGGTCGGCACCTACGTTCTGTCCACGATGGCCACCATCATTGACAGCTTCATCGGCGCACCCAGCGGCCA